CCGCCTACAAACTCAACCAAGGACGCCAGCTCTGCCCGTGTTAACCGCCCCCTCAGGAGTTGCAACACTGGGTAGCCCGCCAGTAGACCCGGTTTCGGTCTATGGCGCAGAGCCTTAACAAGCTCGCAAGAACCATAAGGTGTCATCACCTTCACATTACGCAAGTGAAGGTTCGGCTCGAGTCGCTTGCCACTTGTTATAGCCTTCGCATACGAAGACCGTAACATAGCCGACCTCACGCTCAATCCAAATTCTTCCATCGCATAACGCTCCACTGGTGCCACACATTTGGCCAAATACGAGTCCGTCGCCTCACTCGGGAGGTCCTCGTCACCCACATTCTCCTCCTCAGTCAGGTCCTCGCTGACGTGGAGCTGCTTCATCATCCCGCTCAAACTGAACTGCGGACCAGTCCCCAAGGCCACGTCCCCTCTCAGCAGTGGGAGGATCGTCTTCACACTCACGCCGGTCATCCTCGCGCAGGAAGGGGCGAGAAGGGCCGAAAAATCCGCCCCGTGTGCCCGGTTTCTCAGGGTTACCGACGCCTGCACCATCGTCGATAATGCCTCCATCGGGGATAACCTCCACTCGCTAACCCAATTTCCTGAGACCGCCGACCCCACCGCCCTCAGCAGGTACCCGCGCGCGACCCTTTCACCGATTGCGACTCGTAAAAACTCCGCCGTAACCGAGCCCACGCTCTGCTTCATCGGGTTCAGCCTACACGGCGACGCCCTGATTCTTGCCACGACGCGAGTAGCCACAGCTAGGGAAGGTGCACTGTGGTAGACATCGTCGCCGACGTGCAATGACCACAGTTCGCTGTACAAACTCTCGCCTAACATAAGTCGGATGTAAGCGCCGTTTAGGACCGAGTTTATGAAAGTCGTTGCCCTATGTCCCGACATTAGAGTCCCCTTGGCGCGCCCAACGAAGGATCCGGCGTAGTATATGTCCATCTTCCCGAAGGACTCAACCAACCGCCGCCCTAACTCAGGATCGTACCCTGTCATGGAGACCAATTCCTCAAAAACCATCTGCTGCGCCCGGATCGAGTGCTGTGAGTTGAAGTCGTCGAAATCCAACATTATAGAGACTTCGCCTCTTGCTTTAAGGCCTCGTACGCGGGTAGCCATTCCAGCGTGACCATTAGTCCCAGGATCCAGGACGACCCTCCGCTGTTCCCAAGCGGCCTCGACGGGTTTGAGGAGGTGCTCGAAAGCAAAATAGCTCACCGAATCGCAAGCAAAGATAGCTCTCGTCTTCCCGTGCTCAAGTTTCGGGGACGCGCTGACGAAAACTGTCCCGTCCCAGTTAGCCACTGGTTCTTCCTTCTGGTTCTCGGCAAACATTCGCCGGTACCACTGGGTGTAACCAGGGATTGAAGAGACCGTGTACTGGGGCCTCTGACGCTCCAGTAGCCTTGCGTGACTCCCGTTAACGCACCAGCCCCATCTGCTGTCCCAATGTTCGTCGAGCGTGTTGAACTCCACCGGCCGGACCAACTCCTCTGCCAGCACCCTCTTGATCGCCTGACGCAGGGCGTCTTCGGGGAAGTCCGCGATTCCCTCTAGATCTACGGAAACCCGCGACTTCGCCTCCTGCAGGAGATCGACCGGGTTAACTCCACGGCCCAGTAACCCCGTCCCCTCACAAAGCTTTGCCCCCAGCTCCAGTGCGTTCAGGCCCAGAGACTTGATGCACAGGCTGAGGACCTTTGCGTCAGCAGGCTTCAGGAGTAAACGGGCCGCCAGACCGTATGCTTCTTGAGGCTGTAGGATCCTCGATACCAAGCCATGCCCGGCTAGGAGTACAGCCG